TAGTTCAGAGCAATCTCTAGCCCTGTCGAGGTAGGATTGTCGCGTCTGTTCTAACTGCCGATAACGTGCCTCGCAGCTTCCCATACTCACAGCAGGTTCTCAGTAAGCCCTGCTGTGTTTGTTTTGGCTGGAGCCTTATTGCCCGTCCGGTTTTTATGTTTATCGCCACCAATAAATAGAGTTGCACCACCGGATAAGAAATCCTTTGGTTTCATCTTATTTTTTTCCATCAGTTTCATAGGTAGGCTTAATGGACTTGCGATATTCTTCGCCAGTTTTCCAATAGGATTACACATAGAACCCCCTAAGTAATCTGAAGACCAGAACCACCAGTACCAATGTTAGTGACTGTAGGGTCTAAGGGAACCACAAGCTGTGATGTACCTTTGGCTTTGTTAGAGATAGCACCTAGTTCAGCAGCAATGCCACTCTCAGGGTTCGACGGGTCATACCCAAGCTGGGTAGTTTGCCGTGGTGCCGCTGCAGGTGGGGCCGCTGGGGGAGGGGGTGCTGGTGTGGGCGCGGGTTGCTTCATAAAGCACATAAATTTTTATTCCTCAAAATTATCCCGAAGTTGATCTTCATGGATTTGCGTTAAAAGGTCTACGACTGAGCGCATACCCCCACGCCACATCAGCGTTTCAAGGCTCTCGCCTGCTTTGGGTGATATATGGGGAATTCTCTCATTCAGTATTGTTATTAGCTCATTGGAAATATGTGGAAATTTCATTTTTATTCCTCTTTAGTGCAACAAACAAAAAATTACTTTGCGAAGGAATAGCGCACAGGTCTTTAGAAATTATCTTCAGGGACAGGCGCGGAAGGGTTTTCAACTGACCTCTTGTTAGTTTTTATAAATTGGTCAAGCATACCCATAGTAATGGTGTACCTCTTGTGGAGATATTTTGATGCGGTTTTTTGCTGTGTTATTTGCGGTCTTGGCTTGCTCGTCTCAAGTTGAGGCTGAGATTATTGATCCTAGTTTTAAGTTAAGCAGCATAAATGATGTCGACATTGTGCTCAATGATTCATCTAACCATGCATGCTGGACAAATTTAAAGGAGGTTCGGGAGTACGCCGAAGAAAAGCTCCGCATGAAGGGCGTGAAGGTTGTAGATAAGCGGCTTCCAATAGATCTTCGCAAAGGCTACCGTTTACAAATATCCACATCTTCTTCACGTCTATATAACGATGGTACTGGCCCTTGTTGGGGGACACACATCGTAAAATTGGTAACCGTAACCAAAATAAATGGTAGCTGGCATTTAGCGGTTGCCGGTTTCTTTAATTATCCTAGGGTTGACTTGAGCAATTCAAATAAGGATATTATTGAAGCGGTCAGCAAATTTCTTGCCGAATTTAAATAAACGCCCCTTTGCTTAAACCGCCAGCTTGAACTCAGGATTATCTCAAGATGAAGCTGGCAATAGTACATCGTATGTGTTGGCCAAGCTAAAGCTTAATCGCAGTCTGGTAGACACTATATCAAATTTACTCACAGCTACGGCGACCTGTGTCTGAATCAATATAACATGCCTCTGCCTTTGGTTCATCGTTCGCTTTGTTTAAGACGCCCATACGTTTACCAGCGGCTCTAAACGTTGTTATGCCTTTGCACCCCTCTCGCCATGCATTGAAATATAAATCCTTAAATTCTTCATAGGTAACATCGTCACCTACATTGCATGTTTTTGAAACTGCGCTGTCCACATATTGAGAGGCTAAAGCTAGAACTTTTAGATGTTCCTGTGCTGAAATTTCATCAGCCGTTCTGCCATTCACACCTTGGCGGTATGCGTAGTCTTCGACACGCTCTATCCGTACACCGTCAAACTCATTTATTGTGCGGTCATAGTAGAGGGAGAAGGGCGGCTCTATCCCTGAAGATACATTGTCAGCTGTCAAGGAAATGGTTCCGGTTGGTGCAATACTGGTCAGGTGTGAATTGCGAAGGCCGTGTTCAGCTATCTTGTCTCGTACCCATTCTGGAAGTGTACGGATGAACGGACTGTCCATGTAGTATAGCTTATCGTAAACAGGAAAGTGGCCTTTCTCTTCTGCAAGGTCAGCACTCGCGGCGTATGCATAGTCACGTAGGGTCGCCAAAATCCGTTCTGCAAATTGCATGAATGGTTCTGATGCATACGAGAAGCCACACATTTCAGCAGCGTTGGCCAAGCCAGTGACACCCAGACCCATTCGGCGTTTCCATTTCGCCTCATCTTCTTGCTGCTTTAAAGGGTAGGTCGTTGCATCAATGACGTTGTCCATTGCGCGTACAACCGTTGAGATGTCAGTGATGAATGTTTCATAATCAAACTGCTTGTTATCAGTGATGTATTTTACGAGGTTGAACGACCCTAACAGACAGGCACCATATGGCGGCAACGGCTGTTCACCGCAAGGATTTGTGGCTTCTATTTTCTCTAAATAACTGAGATTGTTCATATTATTTATAGTATCTATGAAGACTACCCCAGGTTCTGCGTAGTCCCACGTTGACCGCATAATCATATCCCAAAGGGCAGCAGGGTCCACGGTCTTGTATATTTTACCTTCGAACTTGAGTGGAAACGGTTTCTCTAATTCCAAACAATGCATGAATTCATCGGTTACCCCAACGCTAATGTTGAAGCCAGTCAGCGAAGTGTCATCGTTTTTCGCGGTGATAAACTGTTCGATGTCGGGATGGTCGATACGTAAAATGCCCATCTGAGCGCCTCTACGCGCCCCTGAGGATGCTATAGTTTGACACACAGCATCATAGATTTTCATGAATGAAACTGCACCAGAGGCTCTGCTATCCAGTGATTTAATCAGGTCACCACGTGGACGAATACGGCTAAAGTCATAACCTATACCACCACCTCTCCGCATTGTTTCTGCTGCCTCTGTGGCCTTTTCCATTATGCTGGTCATGCTGTCTTCAATTTGACCAGAAACAAAGCAGTTGTAGGCTGTAGTTTGTCTTGCAGCACCCATGCTGTTTTGGACGCGACCAGCTGGTAGAAATCGCATGTGCCGCAAGACATCCTTAAAATCTTCAAAGTGTGTAGCGTTGTCCTTAAGTGAGTTTGCTATGCGAACCACCTTTGAATAAAAGTCTTCTCCCGTTTGTCTATATTTCTGCGCATCAATCTCTTCGGAAATTGATAGGCTGGGACCAAAGTGTTGGTTGTGGTGTAAATGTGTCATGGTTTTACCTACCGATTATTTTTAAATGTTCCTATTTTGTTCTCATACAGAATTTAATCTGTCAATCGGCATTTCAATACGAATTCATAAAATACCTTCCTCACTAACTTGATTAATTCGCATTTCGCAAAATCTAATGACTTTCCGCAGATCAGCAATTTCACTCTCTGCGGTGTTCATCTCCCCATATATTTTGTATCCTGCCCGACAGGCATACTTGATGATTGAACCGACATGGAAAGGCAGATCATTTGTCATTATGAACTCAATAGGCTCGATGATATTTCGGCTGTAGTGTGAGGGTGAAATTATTTTTTCCATGGCATCCATGGTGTGACCTTTCCGGTATCTGTGTTGTAGTTTGAGGCGTGGCAAATGTAGGCTACTTGCGCTTGCTCTAAGGCTACTTCTTTTGAGAGCTTTTGCTTTTGATATGCTTCAACAACGAGTGGCCATAGATCGTGTATTTCATTTGCCTCTGACAAAATCTTTTTGGCTTTGACTGGTCCAATAGTTGGACAACCATAATAGCCATCTGTTGTGTCGCCCGTCAGCGTTTGCAGCATATGATTATAAGCCGCTGTAAAAGCATCAATGGTAATAACCGCATTTTTCTTTTCTGGATTATACAAACGGCACGGTATGGTCTTGAGGTCTTTGTCCTCACTCACCACAATGCAATCCGACCCATCATTGGTAGCTGCGATGCCCAACAAGTCATCGGCCTCAAGGAAGGGTAACTGCACGGCTCCCATCTCCCTCATCCAGTCTCGCATTGGACTTAGAATTACGGGTTTACGCTGGCGTTGTCGGCTTGCTTTGTAAGTTGGCAATATGTCTTTTCGCCAGTTATCTTTATCTGTCAGAAAAAGGGTAAGTTCCCCTTTGCCGACAGTTGCTGTGACATTGTTGAAATACCTTTCACAGTATTCAATGCCCTCATCAAGATAGGCATGGGCGGTCCACAATCCATCATCCCACTCAATGGCTTTTTCGACTGCTGCCGCTGCCTTAAACGCCACAATGTCAGCATCAATTAAGATCTTCATTGCAGTCCACCATGGAACATATGGAGTTCAGTTTTTGGCCTGTCTGTTATTCTTCGTAAGCAAAGAAGTGCTGCGTTCCTTACCATCGCTTTCAGGTCAGGGTCTTGGATTTTATCAGCCTTTGAGCATAGTTCTCCGATAGCTTGCGCAAATGTGAACAGGCCAGCGTCCTCAATCATCAGTTCGTCTTCATCCATCAATAAGTGCCTTCCAAGATATAGGAAACAAATGGGACATCTGTTCGTTTAAGCGTTCCGCAAACACTTGTGTTTCGCGCTGGGCATCACAAGTGCTGCGAAGGTGATGAACTCTGGACCAAAATAGTAGTGAGCCAGTCCAAACCCACTCAGTAATGATACTTTGCGGGAGTACAGCACGTGCCTGTTCTGAGCAGATGCCAAGAGCCACCATCTTATTATAGGCAGCAATCGCATCGATACAGATTTCGTGGTATTCGTCTAAAAACTCGTCGCTCTTTGCGTGGGCTTCTGTGTCAGAACCTTGCTTTATGTCATCTGCTGCTTTGCGGAAGGCGTGGGGCCGCCAGTAGTCTGGGTTAGACCTGACATACCGTCTGCTAATTTCATTCCATGTTCCCCCAACTTGATGTTTAGCCAACTGACGGGCAACAAAAATTGGGGCGGCACACCTAAAGGTAACGTGAGGATGGCTGAAAGGGTGAAAGTGTTGTTCCCTTGCGAGGTATTCGATGAGCCGGTTGTTTTGTTTTGGTCCATAATTTTCTGCCTGTTTTGAAAAAGACACACGGGCAGCATCGACGACAAGGTCATCGTCGCCCATGCTCCGCATGTACGAAACTTCAATCATATATCATCCATTTCTTGGGTTAGCTTTGCAGGAACCGTTGGTCCTGTTTGTAGTGAACCACTCGGTGGCAGTTCGCACAAAGTAGATGACACTTCTTGGCCTCGTCTTGGAGGTTTTGCCAATTACGGCTCATGTGTCTTTGGGTTAACGGAAATCGTTTATCGTTGGGGTTTCTGTGATGAAAATCAAATGCAACATAATGGAATGTTTCGTTGCATCGCTCACAGACACCACCTTTATGGGCAACCAGTTCCCGTCGTCGCTGGTTGCGTTGTTGTCTTTGCCTGTCAGTGCGTTTCTGCCCACGTTTGTCCGATCTTGTATTCCCCCGTAATAGGGGTGCGGAAGTTGTAGTAAGCGCCAGCAAAGGCAAAAGACTTAACTGCCTCTTGTCCGACAATGTCTGCTATGTCCTTTCTGGCAATCAGCTGCAGCTCATCATGAACGTGCGCGACAAGCGCGTAGTCCTTTCCGAACTCAAACCCTGCCTTTTGTAAATTATTATGGAGAATGACGGTGGCTCTCTTACAAAGAATACTTCCGGCACTTTGCAGTAGTGCGTTCAACGCAGCGTGTTTGCTGCGGATTGGTAAGTGTCTGCCATCAAGTCCAAGCAGGTGACCTTTAGCTTTGACCGCTTGGTCAACAGCTTGCCGTAATTTTTTTAGGGCAGGGGTGGCCTTCATAAATTTGTTTATGAGCCGTTTACCATCGTTCTCGTCTCCACCAACGATTGACCCGATTTTTGCTGGACCTGCACCGTACAAAAAACCGTAGATAAAGGTCTTCGCATTGTTTCGTGTAGGCAAACCAGCAGCCTTCTGGTTTGCTATATGAACGTCACCATTAACCACTTCTTCGCCATATGCCCCCTCATCAAACTTAGCCATATAGTGAGCCAGACAACGCAATTCCAAGCCTGACAGATCAGCCCCTACGAGGCTGTAGCCTTCTGGCGCATGAAATAGTTCACGACACTCTTTACCGTAGGGCGCGCTGACGCTGGGTATCTGACTCATATTCGGTTTTAAATGAGTACATCGGTGTGTGGCACATCCATTAGTGTTTACGCGCCAGAAGGC